TGAATGTCACACCAGTGACACCCACCGCTGCGAGGATGGTCAAGAATACGATCATCCCTGTCACATCGTTCATCAAAGTCACTATCGGAGTCATTATCCGATTCATCTGATACGCACCGATTGCCGAGTTGAACATATCTCGCTCGTAATCTTGGAGCGAGATTCTGTACTCGATGACCTTGTCAGGTGGACGCTTCGCCATTCATGCCGACTCCAATGCCTCGACCTTTGCAGAGAGTTCCTGAACCGCTTTGAGGAGTGCCCAGTTGATTGAGTCCGTGCTTACAGTCTTATGACCTCGACCGTTCTCCTTCACGGCCTCTGGGAAGACTTGTTCAAGTTCTTGGGCGATGACTCCGACCCTCGCGGGCTCGGGATCGATGTTGTAGGGGTTATCCTTTCGATATCGGAAAGTCCTAACTTGAATCGCGTTGATCGCATCGAGTCCCTTGGTGGCATCTTTGATTTCTCGCTTGAGCCGTTTGTCGGATGTTGTTGACCATGTGGTTTGGTTGTCGCCTTGGTAGCATGATCCGTCCGCTTCGCCCAAAATCCATGTGGTAGTGGTTGAACCGTCATTCCCTGCTATCTTGAGTTCTTGGTCGGTGTCAGATGCGGATGTGGTCACGTCGTCACCGATGATTACGCAGCCTGAGCCTTCCACCAAAGTGTCACCGGCATGATGTCCGATGAGAATGTTTCTTTCGCCATCTTCCAAGAGTTCACCAGACCTAGCGCCAATCCCAATATTCTGTATGCCGCTACTGCTACCACTGGAACCTTGGAGAGCATACTCTCCGATGGCGATTGCATAGTTTCCTTCCATTTCTTTTCCAGCATAAGCTCCGATATTGATAGAGCCGTATGATTGTGAGTCAATCGCGGCGTTGTAACCTATCGCAACGAAGACCCCCGTTCCACCTGTGAATCTTCGCGCTGCACTGGTCCCGATTGCAACCGAGTTCCATGCCACTTCCGTTCCGTCCATGGCTCGGCGTCCTACCGCTACGTTGCCAGAGATCGTCTGTCCTGCCTCTAGGGCCTCATGACCGATCGCAACGTTTGAGTCTCCTGTAGTCATTTCTTCCATCGCGTCTATACCAACAGCCGTGTTTTGATTTCCGCTGTCTACTGTCAGTTTGTCGAGCGCACCGCTTCCAAGCCCGACGTTATTGGCTGAGGTTGTTATGGCGTCGGTCAGGTCGCCAAGGGCTTCAGCACCCCCACCGGACTCAAGAAGACCTGTCCATTCACCCTTTACGACCAATCGGGCCACGTTACACAGGACTAATCTGCGAAGTTCATCTTCATTCATCTCTTCAATCGCTATTGGATTGCCTGTCGCTTCGATGTTTGCGAATGTTACATTCTCCAAATCTATGTTTTGGAGGTTAGTATAGACCCTAGGCGACTTCTTAGAAGCGTCTGGAAGCGGCATTTCAAGTCCCCAGAAGTCCGTTCCATTCGCCCTTGACTGTCAGGCGCGCGAGGGCGACTAAAATCAATCTCCTAAGTTCGTCCTCGTTGAGTTCTTCGATACTGATGGGTTTCCCTGTGTTGATGAGATCGTCATCATCAGCGGCGAGAGCCTCTAGGGTTGTGTTCTTGAGCAGTTTATACACTCTAGGCGACTGCGCCGGGGCATCTGGAAGCGGCATCCTATCACTTCAATTGCTTAGATCGGGTCTTGGATATGCGCTCGATTGCGTCGAGGTCTTTGGTCGAGATGTATCCCTTGAGATAGAGTTTCTTCGCTTTGCTGAGAATCTCTGCCAGTCTTCTTCGCCCTTGGGCCTTTGTCATCTTCATAGCCCTGCCACCTATGCCGAAGTAAGGTACTGTGCGACGAAATTCAAGTTCACCGGGGCGCTCACATCCGAAGCCACTGCTTGTTGAGTGGCGGGGTCGGTATTGGTCACGGAGCCAACGACGTTACCCAGAGCGTCAACGATCACAGCGCCGGGAGTCTCGATGAGTCCAGAGTCAACGCTAGTGAACCAAGCGGAAACTAATGTCTGCCCCTGAACGGTGTCTCCGATGCTGTTTCCCGTTTGCAGGTCCGTTAGAGAATTGGTGGCCCCTCCACTAGCGGTGGCCGTCGCGATTCTTTGAGTCCCGCGGTTAGTCACATAACAGAGAGCGGCCCCGCGATCCGCGGCGGTCTGGTTCATAACTCGCAAAAGATCGCCGGCCATTAGGGTGATTGGCGCCCATAGGCGGGGGGTTGCAGTCGAGGCACCGTTCACGCAGCAGGGAATGACACTGGCGACAAGTCCCTGACGAAGAATGTAGGCGTACTGGTAGCCATTCAAAAACTGAATCAGCCCGTGAGTCACGGTCTTCCCTATCGCATAGTCGCCGACTTGAATCGCCGTCGAGGTATAGGTGGTGTCAGTGGTCAAACTGGTTTCTGTTCCCTCTGCGATTTCAGCATTGAGAGGAATATTCGTTCCGTCAGAGCAGACGAGGATTCCGGTTACGGTGTTTGTCGCCATTTAATCACCCTATCCGTACATTGAGGCCCAAAGGCTTGATCAGTTTGTTCGCTTGAGTGAATGGCTTGCGCATAATTTTCTTGAAAACCGAGGCTCCGACATTGAAGGTCACAGCGGCGAGTGCCATGGGTACAGCATTGGAGCGAGCGTTCTGGGTTATCTGGTCGAAACTCAGAGAGGGCGCGTTCATTATGTCGGCTAGGCTGATTTGAGAAGCACCAGTGAGGGCGAGCATCTGCGATCCCCGTCCTAGTCCGACATCGGCAGTCCTCTTCATGCCTATGTCGTATGCTCCGGTGACAGCCTCGACGGGTCCTGAACCGAGAGTGCCTTGGGTTATGATCGCTAAGTTTCCATACGCAACCGCGAAGTCGTACAAGTTGAAGTATTTCTTTGAGCGTCGGCGTTTTGCCTTGCCTTTTCTGCGTGCCATGTCTAAGCGTGTTAGAAAACTCGGTAATAAACTTACATATCGAGGCTATCGGTCTTAGTGAACGCTCCATCCGCGCCCCTCGGTGTGATCGTCGCCTCTACTGTGTTCATTTTCTGCTGTGCAATCGACATTAACACTTGACCGAGGGCAGCCTGAATCGGATTAGGGGCTTCAAACGCGACCGCACCTTCACCTGTCAGTTTCTCCATGGTACTTTGCAGAGCCAGAGCAAGAGAATTGTCGAGTTGAGCCATTGAATCCTCTAATTCTCTCTTGATCCATAGGGCAAGGCCCAAAGAACCGAGCAAATTGAGCGTTCCAAGGGCGATTAACAGGGTTATCTCGTCTACCATGTCCATCAACCGGGGGCCGACCGTCTATCAACGTACCTTCACGACCCGGATTCTCTCAAAATACTAGAGAATCTTGATACCCGGTGGCTAATGTGGGCTAGTCATCGCCGGCGGGAGGGGGTGTGGCTGATGGGGCGGAGCCCCAGAAGCCAACGACTTCAACAACCGCACATATAATATAGGGTACCCGTCCCTCAAGAGTTGGAGGGTCGGAGAACGAGTGCATCCACACTGAACGCCGGCTCTCCACAGGTGATAAAGATGAATGAAACAAGAAAAGTGATTGAGATGATTGAGGGGTACAGGTATCTGACGCATGAAGAATTTCATGATGAAGAATATATCGTCGTGATCCTGAGAAGAATGACTGATGATGAAGAGGCGATTGAATGAAGTGTAAGTCCCGTAGGAATTGGGGTTCGTGTCTTTGTTTAGGAGAGTGTGAAGAATGACGTTCGTGCGCTGCAAGACCTGCTACAAGCCGATTTACTTCGGTGTCCGCCGATTCGGTAAACCCCGTTGCAGGTGTGTGATAGAATGAAGTGCTACTATTGCAATGGAGATTACCGCCCGAAATATGAACGAGTTCGGTCGGTTTGTTCTTACTGTGAAGCGAGATTGGAGAGTGATTGAATGACCCTAATGGATTGGACCCCCAACCCCTGCGAGAAGTGTGGGAAGGAGATGAAGGAACATACGATTGCGGAGATTCGATCATGCTGTCAGAGGGTGATTGAATGAAGGCCGTAGACGACACACCAGCCGTCACAAGGACGTTTGGGATGATAACCTGCCCGCACTGTCGAAGGGTCCTAGACGTGTTCCTAAAGGAGGCGAGTTGATGACCGAAGAGTATGACGCCAAGTTCGTCGATGAATGGACGGTAGAACAAATCAAGGATTATATTTGGTCTTTAGAAGAATTAGTTGAAAGAATGGAAGAGCAGGAGGCGAGTTGAATGGCTTCCGAGTATGATTCAACCGCCCCATGGAATGAAGAGTTCATAGATTGCATGAGACGCATCGCAGAAGCAATAGAAACACTCGTTGATTTGAACGGTGGTTGAATGCACCTAATCTCAGCGACCCTCTCCGATGCGGCCTTTGAGATACGATCACGCTGGCCTTCTAGGCAGAAGAGCGCTAACGTCTCTGCGGCCATTGTCTTCTACGAAGAGAACGGTCCCAGTAACCTTCAGGGGCTATGGCAACAAGTCAGGACGAGAGAGAAATACATTCGCGAATTAGAGAGGCACGTTCGCGATTTGAAGACCGATGGCCCCAAATCGTGAGCGTTTACCCCCTACTTGGAGGGTCATTTTCATGGTTCTTGAGGGGTTAAACCGAAGAGATTCAGGATTTGAGCCGTGATCGGGCTTCCTAGACCGAAGACGCCTACTGTCGCGCCGGCGGCTATGGCTTGGTCCCTTTGGGTGAAGAATTGGTCTATTGCGTCGGCCACGCTTGAGTCACTGGTCAACATGGCAGTGAGAAAGGTGAATGTCACACCAGTGACACCCACCGCTGCGAGGATGGTCAAGAATACGATCATCCCTGTCACATCGTTCATCAAAGTCACTATCGGAGTCATTATCCGATTCATCTGATACGCACCGATTGCCGAGTTGAACATATCTCGCT